AGCTGGAGCTGCAAGTGCGACGATAACTTTATTAGCCGGAATGTCAATTTATGGAGACTTAGCCGTTACTTCGGTAACTGGGAAAGTGATTGCATATTTAAGAGGAATATAAATGAACGGCTTAGGATTAGGACTGGGAAAAATTAATTTTTTTGATCGATTTGTTAGTAATTTAATAAAATTGTTCAAAGCAAGAGTGAGCGCTGACTCAGGAACATTTGAGGCAGAGAGTTGCTTAAAAACTACATTAAAAAATTTAAATAAAATATGAGTTTATTAGATAAAGCAAGTTTGGTTGTTACGCCAAATGCATACAAAGCAAGTAAATTGTATTCAGTAGTTCCAAATACAACTTTGGGAGATATGACCGTAGTTCGTGCTACAACTGCAACAAGAGTAAACAGTTTAGGATTGATTGAAAGCGTAGCGGTAAATGTTCCTCGTATTGATTACACAAACGGAAGTTGTCCGAGTTTATTGGTAGAGGGACAAAGAACGAATTTAGCTACAAATAGTGACGGAAATGTAAGCACATATCCAGGATTTATAAATGTAACTAACGCTTCAAGTTCTTTTAATTCATTTACAAATGCAATACAATTTCCAAATACTGCTTTAGCTTTAGCTTATAAGCCAATAGTTACAACTGCACAAACGTATACTATTTCTGTTTTTATAAAAATGGATGATAATTCAGTTCCAATACTTTCAGCAAGTCAAACAACGGGAAATGTTTCTTTAGTTATAGCGGGAGCAGTTGTTACAAATAATTTAAAAGTTGAAAGTTACGGAAATAATGTTTACAGATTAAGTGGAACAGCAACAAGTGCAGGACTTAATTTAAATAATGGTGTAGTTCGATACGCTACGCAAGTATTAAAATCTTTTAAAATTACAGGAATACAATTAGAAGCAGCAAGTTACCCAACTTCATATATTCCAACAGTAGCTTCAACAACCCGTAACGCTGATGTAATTAGCAAAACAGGTATAAGTAGTTTAATAGGGCAGACACAAGGAGTATTATATGCAGAGGTTATTATAAAAAATACAGAAAATCAAATTTGTGCTTCAATTCAAAGGGATGGTGGAATTAATCATATATTTATATCACAAGAAAATAATAAACCAAAATTTTCTGTAAGAGCAAATAATATATCAATTTTTAGTTATTCTAATGGTGTTTTTTTAAATGGAATAAATAAAGTTGCTTTAGCTTATAATACTAACGGAATCGTAAGTGCTTTTTTAAACGGAGTAAAAGTTTCAACAATATCTACATCTGCTTTTACATTTAGCAATACTTTAAGCACATTACAACTTTTTGATGATGGATATTATTCTTTAGACAACACATCAATTAAAAATTCAACAATTTTATTTAAAACAGCTTTAACAAATGCAGAACTTGCACAATTAACAACAATATAATATGAATATATACAAATTAAATTACACAAACAAAGAAACTGCAATAGCTGATTTAATTGCAAAAGGAGTTTATAATGAGGTTACATTTGAAGAAGTTACTTCATTAGTTTATGGGCAAGGTATTCACGCAGTTGTTGAAATTGGAAAAATAGTTTTAGAAAATGGAACTTACGATGCTAATTTTAACGAAGTAACCGCTCCAGTATTTGCTGACGGATATGCTTTTGATATAATGTCAGATGTTACATTTGATTTTGGAAATAACGAAATATTCCCTAAAAATTCTAAACACGGTTTTGCTGGATTTGAACCAATTAAAAAATAGATTATGATATTAATACCACAAGATAAAGCAAATCATTTCATTTATGGTTTCTTTATATACGTTTTAAGCAACTATTTTTTAAATGACTTGTATAGTATTGGAATTGTGTTTTTATTCGCTTTAGGCAAAGAAATTAAAGACCAAATAGTTTACAAAGGATTTGATTATAAAGATTTATTAGTAACAATGATTCCCTCAATCGTTTTACATTTTTTAAAATGAGCAAAGAGCAATTTGATTTAATATTAAATAAATGGATTTCTCGCAAGTTACTTGTTTTTATGGTAGCTTGTGGGGGTTTATTTAGTGGAACATTAACCTCGTCTGATTGGGTTGTTATTGCAACGGCTTATATCGGTATCGAGGGAATTACAAATATAGTTGAACGATTAAGAAAATGAAACAATACTTTTTAGATTTAAAATTATCATTATTTACAGGCACTTATTTTGTAATATCTTTTACTGATGTAGATGCTGCAATGAAAATATTAGCTTTTATAGCTGCTACAGGATATACTTTAAGACGTTGGTACTTAATGGAAAAAAATAAAAACAATGGAGGACAAACTAACGATTGAACGTATAAACCAGGCGCATCCAAAAATTAAAAAAGAATTATTAAATTCTTATATAGAATGCAATAATAAACTACCGAAAAATGTTAGATTGCGTTTTGCTTACGTTTTTAGAACTCCGGAAGAGCAAAGAAAATTATTTTTACAAAGACCAAAGGTAACGAATGCCGATAGTTGGCAATCGATACATAATTACGGACTCGCTTTTGATATTGTTTTATTGTACGATAAAAATGGAGACGGAACTTTCGAGAGTGCGAGCTGGGCAAATGATAAAAATTGGCAATTTGTAGTTTCTTTTTTTAAGGCTGCCGGTTATGAGTGGGGAGGCGATTGGAAAAAATTTAAAGACGCTCCACATTTTCAAAAAGCCTTTGGTTATGATTGGAGAAAATTAAAAAATTTAATTGATAAAAAAATTACTATATTTGACAACGGAATTTTATATCCAAAAATATGAAAGTAACTTATAAGGGGGAAATTGTTAGAGAATATTTACTTAAATTTCCTCACGCATCCACAAACGCAATTAGTCGTTTATTGGTTGCGGATTATCCGATCGACTTTGCCAATGTAGAGAGCGCTCGAGGGATAGTAAGAAAGCACAGAGGCGAACATAGTAACCCAGTTAAACAAACAACCTCAGAAAGAACAACCAAAGAAAGAAAACAATTTATGACTAAAAATTTTGAGTTACCAGATTCGGACTATGAAAAACAAAGTGAAGTAATCGTCCCCAACAAAAACATTTTATTTTTAAGTGACATTCACTTTCCTTACCAAAATAACGACGCTCTTAAGTTAGCGATTGATTACGGTAAAAGCGAGAAAGTCGATTGCGTTTATTTAAACGGAGATACTATCGACATGTATATGCTATCTCGATTTATTAAAGACAGACGTCTTAGAAATATAGCCGATGAGTTAGAAATGACACGAAATTTTTTAAAGAATTTACAGGATCACTTCCAAGCTCCGATTTATTACAAAATTGGAAACCACGAAGACCGTTGGCAAAACTTTTTAAAGTTGCAAGCTCCTGAGCTTTTAGGAATACCGGATTTTGAACTCTCAACTATTTTAAGATTTGGAGAGGCTGGAGTTCAAGAGGTAAAAAGTAAGCAAATTGCCAAAGCTGGTAAATTGCCATTATTACACGGACACGAATTTTTTAGCGGTTTCGCTCCTCCAGTTAATCCAGCTCGAGGATTGTATATGAAAGCTAAGGAAAGCTCAATTATAGGACACCATCACAGAACGTCCGAACACACGGAGGTTTCGTTAAGTGGAACTGTGACAACGACTTGGAGCGTTGGTTGTTTATGTGGTTTACAACCTGAGTATATGCCGTTTAATAGTTGGAATAACGGCTTTGCTCATATTTTAGTGGAAAAAAATGGCGATTATGAGGTCAATAACCTTAGAATAGTGGAAAATAAAATCCGATAATGGAAAATAAAATCAAATATATCCTTATTATATTGTTATTTGTGGGGTGCGGAACTCGCAAAGTAAACAAAAGTAACACTGAAATCACAACAAAAGGCGAAATTTCGATCTCCGATACTACTAAAATTGTGACAAATACGGCTTATAATATTGAGAAAGTCGTTAATGATTTTGAGATTGAGCCGATTGATAGCACAAAAGCGATAGTAATTATCGATAATAATGGTAAAAAGACCTCGTATATTAATGCTAAAATACGTCACAGACACGAAACTAGCTTAAATAAGACACTAAAAAACGAGATTGTACAAAGTAGTCATAAAAAAAACATTAAGTCAACCACGCAAACCAAAACAAGCGTTAAGCAAATAGAACGCAAAGCATCGTTTATAAGTGAATTTTGGTGGCTTTGGCTTATATTATTAATAATCTTATTATACTACCTCAATAAGAAACTAAATTTATTCGCTTAACTTGAGACGTCGCAGACCTAAGCAAATCAAAGCCACTTTTTTAAGTGGTTTTTTTATACCCTATTGCGTATATTTTCGAATAAATACGGATAATTATATCCTATTGGGTATAATTCAAATATGTTAATATTATGTTAATATTATAAAAAAGTTTTTTTATAACTATTTTATTTATATATTTGTACTCAGATAACAACAACGAAGTTATTATCACTAAAAAAAATATTATGTATAAAGTAATTAAATTAAATTTTGGATATGAATTGAATGGAATGGCAAACAAAACTTATACAACAAAAGAAGCTGCTGAAAATGCTGGTAATTCTTGGTTAAGAGATTGTACAGTTGACCAAAATATTAGAAGAGGTAGACATTTTGAAATAGTAAAAGAGTTAAATAAATAAAATAAAAATTATGAAAAAGCAAAAACACCAAATTTATTTTATTGCAATCGCTGCAGTATATTTTTTAATTCAACAAATTAGATAATTATGAGAAATTTATTAGAACGATTAAAACCAGAGTATTTAGAATTATTAGAAGCCGATGCAATTAAATATCCAAATATTTATTATAATATAAGAACAGAATTGACAAAAAATTATTTTTTTGTAGATTTAACCATTCAAACAACTCAATTTATGTGTAGTGTTTTTATGATAAGATTTGACTTAGAAAAAATCGATAATTTATTTATAAAAGATGGGAAGGAATAAAATACCAACAGATCAAAAGAAAAAACGTTTAGACGTTTATATTGAAACGAAAGAGCATAACATTATAATCGAAAATAAGTTATTGCCAGAAATAATTGAAACAATTAATAAAATAATAAAAAAATGGAAAAAAAAGTAAATTTGAAACAGGTTAAAAAATTCGATAAATGGATGCGTAAAACGGTCCAGTCAATACACTACTCAAATAACGAAAAAATGTGCAACGCTTATCAAAAAATTAATTAAATGGAAAATTACGACAATTGGAAAACAGAGACTTCAAACGAGTCAAAAGAAAACGAGTGTAAATTTTGCGGAGAGGAAACCGACAGCAAATATTGTTCAACTGAATGTCGCAAGGCATACGAAATCGAAAATTAAAATGGGAGCAAGTTCAAGTTTATTTTTAGAAAATTCAGAGCAAATCTTAACAATGTATGAGCCAACTTTTACAAAAAAGGATGCAATCTTAACAGGAAAGAGAATGGTTGACAATGTAATCGAAAGCGGAGAGATTGATAAGCACCATTTTATGGCAAATATTTGCAGATTAAAAGAGGTTATAAATTCAGCTGATAGCGAAATGCGAAAACACCTACCAGAGGAAAAAATAAATTGCTTTGGTGTAGAGTTCACTCCAACAAATGGAGGAAGTTCAATTGACTATTCAGACGATCCGATTTACTGCCAATTAAAAACTGACTTAAATGCAAGGGTTGAATTGTTAAAACTCGCTCAAAAACAGTCAATAATTGACGCATACGGAAACGACGTTCCCAAAGTGGGAACGACACCTCGAAAAAATTCAATATCACTAAAATTTTAATAAAAATGAGAATAGGTCAAAAAGTAAGATTAAAACAAACGAGTATTTTTGCAATAGAGCCAGACAGACACAATCCAACCGACAAAGTTGGCGTAATTGTAGAAATTGGAAACGAGTTACAAAATGAAAGGCGAACTTCGGGACTTCCGGTTTTAGTAAATTGGGGCAAGTTTACAAATACATATCGTTATTTAGATTTGGAGGAGGTTTATGAGTAAGCAAAGCGATTTAACAAGGATCAAAAGAGTTATTAATTTTTACTATAAAAGAGGGATTAATTCCGAGAGAGTTAATAATTTATACCGAAAAATTTTGTTAATTAAAAAAAATTATATAATTTAGCGTTATCATAATACCGATGCAAGGTTTGAGCATCTTAATTTCAGACCATAAATAAATAAATAAAATTATGAGTACAATTTCAAACAGAAAACAAGCGTTTTCACAACCACAAACAAATCCAGCGACAAAATTTATCGACTGGAAATCAAATGACAAATGTTTTAGCTTTTACGATCGTGAAACTTCGGCAAATGTTCAAATCCCGTTACCTTTTAAATTTTTAGTCTTAGAGGAACTCCACACCGTAAAAGGTTGGAACGATGCAAGCTCAAGTCAAATCAATTCTAACGAGGTTAAATTTATCTCACGCGACGAAATGACTGTAAAACCTTTTAAAGGTAACGAAATTGCAAAGGGTTTATATAAAGACATTAAAGAGAAAATTAAGGCTGCCGGAGGGCATTATGTTAAGAGCGTTTATTGTATGCTCGAAGACGGCTCAATTGCTAATTTACAACTTAAGGGCGCAGCGTGCCAATCTTACGGAGATTTTACAGCAAAGACTCGATCACGTTTAACAGACGAGTGGGTTGTCGTAGCCAAAGCAATCGACGGCAAAAAAGGAGCTGTCAAATATACAACGCCAGGCTTTGCATTTGATAAGTCATTAAGCGAGTCGGAGGCTGACTTAGCCGACGAGGCGTTTAATACCTTAGAGGCGTATTTAAAAACGTATTTAAGTAAAATAGAAAATGAAAGTATTGGAGTTGTTATTGAGGAGACTATCGAGGACGACGATTTGGACTTTTAAATTATTTGTTTGGTTAATAATGGAAATCGGAGGCTTTGTGCCTCCTTTTTTTTGCTCAAAACAGCAAAACAGCAAAACACAAAAAAACGCCTCTCTTATATATATATTTTATAAAAGGTAAAAAAAAAATATTTTTCGTCAAAAAATAAAAAAATGCTGTTTTGCTGTTTTTTATAGTCAAAATGTAATGTAAAGCCACGCTATCAGTACAACAGCAAAAAAATGAAATGCTGTCTTTTAAGTGTATTATGCTGTTTTTAAAAAAAATATTAAAAAAAGTTAGTTTATTAAAAATAAATTTATATATTTGTACCACTTCGACTATTATAAAAAACATTATTAAAAAGGGATAATGAAACCAGTGTCGAAGTTGGTGGATTTATCCCTTTTAACATTTAAAATATGATAACAATATTTTCAAAAATTACAGACGTTGAAAATCCATTCTTTGATGAGATTGACAATGTATTAAAATCTTTTAAAGACGGAAGTAATAAAGATAAAATCGAGTCTTTAAGATTAATCTCAGACAAAGAGAAACGAAACCAAGCGAAAGGAAAATTAAAGTCCGTTTGTTTTAGTGGGGAATTTTCTCGACGAGCTGCAAAAAATTGCGTTACTCATTCAGGATTTGCGTGTTTGGATTTTGACGACGTGGACGATGCGGTTTGTTTACGCGATAGCTTACAGGATAACGAGTATATTTATAGCGCTTTTATAAGTCCGTCAGGAAACGGAGTTAAGGCAATCGTAAAAATACCAGCCGAAATTCAAAATCATAAAAAATATTATGAGGCTCTTTGCGAAACTTTTGACACAAACCTAGATACAAAGACTAAAGATATATCTCGAGTTTGTTATGAGAGTTTTGATCCTGACTTGTTTATTAACCATAATTCAAAAGTTTGGATTTTAAAAAACGAGTTTACAGAGATAACTCGCAAAAATAATTATCCAACTCACTTTCAAATTAACGACACCTCAAAAAAGGTTGACGTAATTATAAAATGGTTTAATAAAAAATTTACTTTAAACGCTGGAGAGCGAAATAATAATCTTTTTAAATTAGCCTCCGGATTAAACAGAGCCGGACTTCCAATGGACGAGGCGATTGGAATGTTTAAAAATTTCTATTCAGCCGGATTAACTGACTCGGAACTTGAGACAATTGTAAAAAGCGCTTATAAAAATACGAGCGAGTTTGACAGCCTTACTTTGGTTGACGATACTAAAATTAGAGAGGCTCAGGAAATACTAAAAAAGGGGGTACAAAAAGCCAAAAAACAATTTCGCAAAGACGGATTAACGGATACAGATATTGAGGAGTTAATCGATTTCGATTTTGAGGACGATTTTTTGGTTTTTTGGGACACCGACAAAAATGGAAAACTATCTTTAAACGATTACAAATTCAAATTGTTTTTAGAAAATCGAGGGTTTTATAAAGTCCAACTAAATGACAAAGAGTTTACTTTTGTCAAAGTTTACAATAATATTATAAACGAAGTTAACGAGGTGCAAATCAAAGATTTTGTACTTAATCACGTTATTGAGGTTGACATGCAAGTCTATAATTTCTTTGCTAAGTCAACGACAAAATTTACAGAGGGATATTTAAACCAACTCGACACAAAGGAATTAACAATGATCCGAGACTCAGCCGAAACGTCTTATTTATTTTTTAAAAATAAGGTCGTTGAGGTAAAAATTGACTCGGTTAATTTTATAGATTATATTAATATTGCAGGCTTTGTGTGGCAAAAAAACATAATAGACTATAATTTTAAAATCACTCAAGACAAGTCCGATTTTGAAACTTTTATTTTAAATATCTCCAACCAGGATCAGAGCAGAAAAATAGCGCTTGAAACCTCAATCGGTTACTTATTAAATACCTATAAAAAACAAGACGAGGGATTGGCTATTGTTTACTACGATGAGACTTTAAATGACAATCCAAGCGGACGTACTGGTAAAACTTTAATATCTAAGGCGCTAGGACATTTGCGTAAAATGGTAACTTTAAACGGAAAGGAATTTAACAATAAAGGTCAATTCCCTTATCAAACTATTAACCTCGACGATAATATTATATGTTTTGACGATATGGAGCGCTCGTTTAAATTTGAAACGTTATTTAGTATAATAACAGGAAACTTGACTTTAAACAAAAAGAACTTGCAACCGATTGAAATACCATTTTATAAAAGTCCAAAAATTTTATTTACTTCAAATTATATTTTATCCGGAGTTGGAGACTCTCACGATGCGCGTAAAATTGAAATTGAATTATTTAGACACTACTCAAAAAAATATAAACCGGTTAACGAGTTTGGTAAAATGTTTTTTGACGGCTGGAATGAGGAAGAGTGGAACGCATTTTTTAATTATATGATTTCAAACATTCAAAAGTATTTTAAAAATGGTTTGATTTACTCAGAATTAAAAACCGGTAAAACCAAAAAATTAATCGCAAACACTTGCGAGGATTTTTATGATTTTTGTGAGAATGAGTATTTATGGAAAAACGATTATTTTTATACAACTAAGGAGATAATGCAATCGTATGCCGACGGATCTAGAGAAATGCCTCGTAATATGAATGTCAGTTGGTTTGGTCGTTGGTTAGGTACTTACTTTGAATTTAAACAATGGAAACGAGAAGACACCACAAACGGAGGTATTCGTAAATTTTCGATTAACGGATTTATTACAGAGGTTGAAGACGAAAACGACTTAGCTTTTTAATTATGCTAAAACTTAGAGATTATCAGACAAAATTAGCTAACGAGGGAGTTGAAATTTTAAGACACAAAAAAATAGTTTATTATTGCTGCGAAGTCCGCACAGGCAAAACAGCTATTGCGTTGGAAACTTGTAAACTATTTGGAGCTAAAAAGGTATTATTTGTAACTAAGAAAAAAGCTATCTCCAGCATCGAGCGAGATCATTTTAATTTTGGTTATGAGTTTGAAATTGTAATAATAAACGATCAAAGTTTACATAAAATTGAGGATACCGATTTTGACTTAGTCGTTTCGGATGAGAATCACAAATATGGAGCTTTCCCAAAGCCGAATAAAGTCGCTCAGCTATTTAAAAAAAGATACTCAAAACTCCCAATGATTTTTTTATCAGGAACGCCAACTCCAGAGAGTCACTCGCAATGGTTCAATCAATTTTGGGTTTCTGACTATTCACCATTTAAACAATACACCAATTTTTATAAGTGGGCAGTTGATTATGTGAATGTAACTCAAAGAAATATTGGTTACGCTGTAATAAAAGATTATAGCCAAGCCAATGAAGGATTAATCAAAAGAGTTTTACAAAATTATATTATCACTTTTACACAAGCTCAGGCAGGATTTACAACTTCGGTGCAGGAAATGATACTTGAGTGCGATATGCAACCAATAACCTACGAGATTATAAAACGTTTAAAGAAGGATTTAGTTGTTAAAAATTCAGAAGGTCAATTAATTTTAGGTGATACAGGTGTAAAATTAATGCAAAAGGTTCACCAACTGTCAAGCGGAACTTGCAAATTTGAGGATGGAAGCTCAAAAGTCATTGATAAGAATAAGGCTTTATTTATACACGAGAAATTTAAAGGTATAAAAATAGCGATTTTCTATAAGTTTAAGGAGGAATATAACGCATTATGTCAAGTTTTTGGTAGCGAAAACTTGACAAACGACGTCGAGCAGTTCGACAATTCAGACAAATGTATTGCGTTACAAATAGTCTCCGGCCGTGAGGGTATCTCTTTAAAAAATGCGAAATACTTAGTCTATTATAATATTGATTTTAGCGCGACAAGTTACTGGCAATCTCGCGACAGATTAACGACAATGCAAAGACAATCAAATGAGGTCTTTTGGATATTTAGCAAAGGAGGGATTGAACTTGACATTTATAAAACAGTATTAAAGAAACGCGATTACACACTTAAAATCTTCAAAGAAAATGGATAAGTTAATATTATGTTAAAATATAATATATTAAAATAAGTTTTGTATATTTGTACAACCGCCAAAGTAAAGTATTTAATAATTCCCTTTTCTTTTGCGCTTGGCGGTAGCAATCGAGGAGGGTTTATTTTTTATATTAATATTATGAAAATAAGTGAATTACCATTAGAAGTTAAATTATTAGCTTTAGATTATCAAAAAAATGAAGAGTTTTATGATGTTTATGATAGAAAAACAGATAAATTAACTGATGCTTTTGATTGGACAGCAACAAAAGAAGGAGATATTTATTGGAAAAAATGGGCTATTAAAAAAAGTGAAACCAAACCCGAACAGTATCAAATCGGTATCGATACATTTGAGCGAGCTGAGGCGAATTTAAGTAAGGAGGAAATTCTAGCGATTTGCAAATTTAATATTGACAAATACAACTGGAGAAAAAAGGATCAAGACAAAGAGGATTTTAAAAAAATTATTGATTATGCCAATTGGGCAATTAAAAATTTATAACGTTCCCTTGCTAAACGAGGTTAGGGACAAGATAAAAAACAGATTTTCGATTAATAACTAATACCAACAAAAATGAAAAATAATTCAGATAATGCCCCAATGCCCGAATCTTGTTTAGCAAGTGTTAGTGGTAGTGCTTTTCAATCATTAGAGGAATTGAAAAGAAATGAACATTTAATTTCTGATTTGCAAACAGAAGAAGGTGGTTGCCAATTTAGAATAGTTGACGGCAAAAAAATATATCAAATAGAAGAAAAGACAGACGAAGATAGAATATTGAACAATGCTATTAATCTTTGGCGTATGCGGTCACGTTAGCATTACCACTAACGTTCGACGGCTATACGATGGTTGGGATTAAGTAAGCCGTAATTTTTCAGATTAAAACAAATTATCCCGACACAAACAAAACTTTAAATTAAACAATTAACCCAACTATTGTATAACCGTTGTTAGCAGTAGTTATAATACTCAAAATTATGACATTTGAAGAATTTGACAAAACAGGATGGACTGGAAATATGAAATGTATATTCCAAGATGAAGAATACGGAATTGCTACTGTTGATTTTGAAGAAAGATTAGTAGGAATTTACGAAATGATTAGCGGTGCAGAAAGTGAAGATGATATTTCTTGGAAAAGATGTGAAAATATTACGTTAGTTTCTGAATAATTACTGCTAACTACTTGCTAACCGCTATAAATGTATTACAATTATGAAACTATACACGCAAACAAAGGTTATCCGTATTTCAGAAACGCAATTAAATACGCTTCAAAAAATGAAATCTTACAATGTTGATGTAGGTAAGTTCATCCGTGAAGCAATACAAGAGAAAATAAAAAGAGAGTATCAACAATTAATATTAAAACCTAAAAAATCGGAATGTCCGTTTTAAATTATGAAATATGAAATAGTAGAATTTAGAAATAATAAATTTGGAATAAGAAGACGAACTTTTTTAGAAAATTTATTTAATTACGGAGGCGATTTTTTAGATTTTAAGGGAAATGTAATTAGATATTATTTTTGGACTTCTAAAAGTAATTTTTTTAATGATTGTCAAACAAGCGACATTGATGTTTTATTTGAATTTTATTCAAAATTTAAAAATGATTATGTTTTAAATACTTTTAAAAATGGAATACTTAATCGTTAAAAATCAAAAAATCGGTATTCACTTATTGCCTCAGGTTGGAAATTCCGGGCGTGAGTTCCGAATGATTGGAACGGCTAAAAATTTAGAAATGCCAGAGAAGTGGAGCAATCAAAAGAAATCCTTTTGCTCTCATTATATTTATACATTTAAGTATTTAGACAATGGAGAGATTTTTGAAATGGAGTTCGACTATAATGATAATTTTGTAAAGAAATTGTCTCCGACATTTATGTCGGGGAGATAAATATTAAACTTTATGACAGCAAAAGCAAAAGCAGAGTACTTAGTAAAACATTTTAAGTCTTTAAATTTATCAACTTGGATAAATAATAAAGATGCTAAAAAATGCGCCTTAATATCGGTTGAGCAAGTTCGATTTTTTCACGATAGTTTGTTTTATCTTACAAAGGGAAGTTTATTAGATCAATATTTGGACGATGTTAAAAGAGAAATTGAAAACCTATGATTTTAATAGCTGCGATTATTGTATATGAATTTATAAGACCGTCAATAATTTGGCTTTGGTATTATATTATAAAACTATTCTCAAAATGAAAGGCAAAAAATATATTCCTAAAAAGAAACTCGACCAACTCGATGAGGTTGTCGATTTTGTAACGTGGTTACGTTTGGAGTGCGATTTCAATTCAATATACCTTTGGGATTACAAAGGTCAAAATTTAACCTTAAACGAATTATTAATTATTTATAAAAAACGATATGAATAACAGAGAGGAATTAATTGTGGAAATATTAGCTTGGATTTCAGTGATAACTTTGGCGACCGCCTTAATTTATTTAATGACACGATAATGAAAATAACTATTGAATGCTACGGCAAAAAACACAGCGTTGAAACGCAAAACGACGATTTAAATATCGACGAACATTTGCAAATCATTTACGGATTATTAATTCAGTTGACTTTTAATTCGGAATGTATTAAACACGGATTGCTAGATCTAGCTGATGAGATAAATAATTCAGCAATATGACCGAACAGCAACTGCAAACTAAGATAAAAAAGAAACTACAGGCGGAGGGTTATTTTGTTACCAAACTAATTAAGACCTCAACAAATGGCATTCCGGACTTATTAGCTATCAAAGACGGACAGGCGACGTTTATCGAAGTAAAAAAGGAAAATGGTATATTATCCCCTTTACAAGGATTGAGACTCTCAGAGCTTAAAAAACACGGCTGTCAAGTTTATGTTTGGAGCGATTGGGGTGTGGAATTTAAAACAGATTTATCCTAAATTTGTTACAAAATAACTTTTTAGCGTTATATCAATATAATTAGTATATTTGTAAAATGATAAAACCTTATACGATATCGACTCAAATGTGGTTGGAACAGGAAGACGATAATCTTGGTTTCAATGGCTCTTATGTAGATTTTAGAGTCAACGTCGATAGTATTGACGGTTTTTGGGTTGAGGCTGACGACGAAATTGTTTTAATAATTAGAGGGACGGCTTACTATATTGAGAACGAGACTCACGTTTTAAATTTTTTAAACGAGTTTTTTAATCCAATGCGATTGTGATAATACACGAACTCGCTAAAAAAGACGCTCAATGGCGGAAAATGGCTTTACAAATTTGTAAAAACAAAGACTTAGCGGACGAGTTGGTGCAAAATATGTATATAAAACTATCGCAAAGAACTATTCCAGTCTCAGACGGATATATTTTCGTAACTTTGAGATCATTATTTTATGACTCTCTTAAAAATAACGATATTTTAATCGACGATTTTAGTAAATTTGAAATCGAAGAGGAGGAATATTGCGAGGGAATTGATTATAAAGAGCTTTCAAAAGACCTAACTTGGTACGAAAGGACTTTATTTGAACTCTCAACGCTTCACGGACAGCGTGAACTCTCAAGACAAACCGGAATTCATATTCAAACTATTCACCGAGTTAATAAAATGGTAAAAATTAAATTAAATGGCAAAAAGAAAAACTAAAAAAGAAATTCAAGGATTGGGCGACGTAGTTGCAGCCGTAACCTCAGCCGTTGGGATTGAGCCTTGCGATAATTGCAAAGACAGACAATTCTCTTTAAACCGACTTTTTAACTTTAAAAAGGTAAAATCGGAAATGACTCCAAACGATAAGGAGCATTTTAGAATATTCTTAGACGTAAAAGGTCAAAGGATAATCGACGGAAGACGAACTGAGTTAATTTTCGAGGACGTTGACTATTTAAACGGACTTTATAAATACTATTTTGGGATTGATAACTCAAATTGCCCGAATTGCTCCAAAGTTCACGAAACGATTATCAAAGATTTATATAAATTATACAGTTTTGAAAGTAACTAAAAAACAACAACAAGCCGAATTTTATCAATTCCTCGATGCTATAATTGAAAACGCACCAGCAGACCTCTCAGTTAACGAAATTTGGATGCCGGACAACTTATTCAAGTTATTAAAAACGAAGTCTTACAAGGGGTTTAAAATGTTTACTTCGATGTTTTTAACGAATAACGAAGTAATTTTGGGGAGATATAACGGCACCGCTCAAATTAATTAATTAATTGAACATTCAAAATATTTCAATTTTGACAGATAAAAGGAAATTTAACGGAGGTTCAAGAGCAGTTGTTCGACCAGACGACAAACGTCTAATGACAAAGTCCGAAATGCAAGACACTTACGAGCGATTGAAACCTTTTTTACCGGAGGCTATATTGCAACTCGAGGCAGCGATGCAAGCTGGAGAAAAATGGGCGATTGAATTGTGGTTTAAATACTTCTTTGGAATGCCAAGGCAGACAATCGACCAGCATATAAGTATTGAGAAACCGATTTTTAATTCCTTAGATTTGGATGTTTCAAAAGACGACGGCTCAGAGTAAAATTGCCAAACTAAGAAAACGAGTTAGGATTGTGCAAGGTGGGACGAGTAGTTCCAAAACGTTTTCGATATTGCCTTTACTTATTACTTACGCTATTGAAAACCCATTTTCGGAAATATCTATAGTTAGTGAGAGCATTCCCCATTTAAAAAGGGGAGCTTTAAAAGACTTCCAAAAGATAATGTTAATGACTGACAACTATCGAGATGCTAATTTCAATCGGTCGTCTTTAAAATATACATTTTCAAATAATTCCTATATTGAATTTTTTAGCGTCGACCAACCCGACAAGCTAAGAGGAGCGAGACGTGATATTCTATTTATAAATGAGTGCAATAATATTGACTTTGAAAGTTATCAACAACTCGCAATCCGGACCAAAAAATTTATATACCTTGACTACAATCCAACGAATGAGTTTTGGGTGCAAACGGAACTTTTAAACGATGCCGACTCTGACTTTGTCGTATTGACTTACAAAGATAACGAGGCACTCGATCCAGCAATCGTTCGAGAGATTGAGAAAGCAAAAGACAAAGCACTTACGTCAACGTATTGGGCGAACTGGTGGAATGTTTACGGACTCGGTCAACTTGGCTCACTTGAGGGAGTGATATTCCAAAATTGGGAGCAAATCGATACCATACCAACGGAGGCGAAATTTTTAGGAACGGGACTCGATTTCGGTTACTCGAATGATCCGACAGCGCATATTGCAATATACGATTATAACGGCAAAATTATCGTTGACGAGTTGATTTATAGCACCTCACTTTTAAACTCCGATATTATTAGACTAATGAAACAGGAACGAACAGCGCCAATTTGGGCAGACTCAGCCGAGCCGAAGTCAATCGAGGAAATAAGACGAGCGGGTTTCAATATCAAACCAGTTGTTAAAGGTGCCGACTCAATCAATTATGGAATATCGGTACTTCAACAAAAGGACATTTTAGTTACTAAGTCAAGCATTAATCTAATTAAAGAGCTGAGGAGTTATAGTTGGGACGTTGACAAAACAGGAAAAAAATTAAACCGACCTATCGACGAATTTAACCACGCAATCGACGCTCTTAGGTACTTTGCAATGATGAGCCTGGCGATAAAACCACATCGCAAGGTGATTATCACGTAATTTTCGTGAAAACAACTTATTTTTATAAACAAAATCACTTTTTTTAGTTATATATATATGAGAGTAGTAATTCCAACGGATTTAAAGGAGATTAAATTGTCTCAATATTTGAGATATTTAAAAGTATTAAAAGACAACCAAGACGATGAGACCTTTGTGTGCATTCAAATGGTTGCTATATTTTGTAACCTTAGCGTGTCTGACGTTATGAAAATACCAGTTAACGATTTCGCTGAAATAGTGGAAAATTTGGCTAAGGTATTGGATCAAAAACCCGAGAGAGTTAAAACATTTAAAATGAACGGGGTTGAATACGGTTTTATTCCAAACTTAGATAAAATGACACTTGGCGAACACGCAACGATTGACTCATTACTCGGCAACGATGAGAATTTAAGTTTATTGATGTCGGTAATGTACCGCCCAATAACAAAAAAGATTTATCCATTTTATACAATTGAGGCATACGACGGAGACGAAAGCAAAGCGGAGTTATTTAACGATGTAAGAATGGACGTAGTAATCGGATCAATACTTTTTTTTTGGAATTTAAGCAAGGAATTATTGAGCAATATCCTATTGCATTTGGAGAGCAAGGCGACGAGGGAGGGGAAATCTCTCGAGGAGGTTTTGGAGAGCGGTGGGGGTGGTTTCAATCTTTTGTTCGACTTTCGAGAGAGCTTGGAATTAAACCTAGAGAAGTTGGAAGCGAGCCTCTTCACGAGTCACTCACGCTTTTATCTTACTTAATCGACGAAAGTAAAGAGGAGGCAAAACAAATTAAAAATCACTTTAAAAAATGAGAGCATTTTATCAGGCAATAGAATATATTAAGAGTACGTTGGAAAACGCACCGCTTTTGAATACCATAACTCACGGCACAGACATAATCGACAATGTTAAAAAAAATATATTCCCACTTGCTCACATTAATATCCTCAGCTCGTCAATTAGCTCTGGAGTTGTTAATTTTACTTTTGAAATTGCTGTTGTAGATATTCGGAATATCTCAAAAATCAAAATCAATGACAAATTTTTAGGGAATGACAACGAGCTTGACAACTTAAACACTTGTCACGCCATTTTGAATTATATGATTACTCAAATGAGATTGCAACGAAGTGAGGACGATATTGAATTGCAAAACGATCCGACTTTACAGCCAATCCTTTTAGCGTTTACAAACGCCTTAGACGGTTGGAAGTGTGATATTGAAATAAGCGTACCGAATAACGATTTTAGTGTTTGTATAATTGGAGACTAAAAACGTACAGCAAGCCTTAAACGAGTTCGGAGCGTCCGTAGTTGAGCGAGCGAGGCTTAATTTAAAAACTGGAGGACGTTACGGAACGCATAACGCATCCGGTCAATTATCAAAGTCTTTAGATTACAAAACCAAAGAGAGTAAAAATTCAATCTCGTTTGACTTTTACGCTGAGAGTTATTGGAAGGAGTTAGATTTTGGAACAAAAGGGAGTGAGTCAAGTGCAAAAGCTCCAAACTCTCCTTATAAAGCACAAGCCTCAAGGGGCGCAATTGATAAATGGGTAATTCGCAAAGGCATTCAAGGAGTGCGGGGGGCTGGAGGTCAATTTGCAAATCGTCGAATGATGGTAACGTCAATCACAAACTCGATAAATAGGACAGGAACTTACGAGACGAGATTTTTTAGAAGTGCCTTTGATTTGGAATATAAAAATTTTGATAATAATATAGTTGAAAAATACGGCTTAGATTTGGAGTCATTTTTGAAATTTACACTAAAAGATAATTTATAATGAATATAGTTAAAATTTATAGAGAAAACGATACAATTCCAACTTTTACAATAAAGAGTGAAAATGCAATTGACTCAAGTCAATATATAATTTTATGGGATTGTAAAGAAGAAATATATATTAATGAAGAATTGATTGACACAAAATATCATACAGTATGAAAGTAGTTAAAGTTAGAAGTCCGTTTATAATACAAATAAATGAAACGGCTCAAATAGGTAGTAAAATAGAAATATTTATTTGGAATTATGGAGGCTCAGCTCCAGCAACTCCAACTTATACTTTGAGTAAACCGATACCGACTACAAATCAAAGATTGACGTCTTATAATGTTTCAAACTTTGTTAAAGAATATATCGATAACATAAAAGCAACTTACGTTCCATTTTACGGAGAGCTTGAACAAAATAATGAATGGGCATTTTTTCAAGTAAAAAGATATAAATTAGTAGGAACTACATATACGCTTTTAGATACTATAGATTATGTGGGTGTAAATGGTTTCACTAATTATACAGACGGAATACAAAACCCAAGCGAAGTAAAATTATTATTATTAGCAAACCCAAATATTAATAATTATTACTATTCTCAATCTATATATCCAAATGGATTAACTCAATATTTTAATTTATTAATAGACAAACCAACTACAAACACAACCACAATAGATGTAAAATATGAGAGAATTGATGGTGCTGTTTATTCATTTACTAATAATTTAGCAGTTGGATTTGGTGGAATTTTTAATATTGCTCAACCTATTACACCAGTAAAAGCTAATGGTAATTTTATTAACGGTTGCAAGGTTACAATAACATACACTCCAGCAACTGGAAGTGCTATAATTTTACCATCGTTTTTTACATATCCAGTTTGTGAGCCTAAATATACGCCAGTACTTTGTGATTTTATAAATCGTTACGGTGGGTGGCAAACAATTACTTTTTTTAAGGCTCAAACAAATAACATAACAGCTAAAAGCGACGAATATAAATTGATGCCAAAAGAGGTGGATTACAATGTATTTAGAGGACAGAGCAAATCGTTTAATTTTAACGGAAGTCAAAACGTAATTTTAAACACAGGTTGGGTTGACGAGAATTATAGCGAGTTAATAACTGACTTACTTTTAAGCGAGACTGTTTTATTAGATCAAAAGCCAGTTAATTTAAAAACTCAAAGCTCAGAGCTAAAAACAAAGGTAAAAAATAGACTTATTAATTATACAATAGAATTTGAATATAATTATAATTTAATTAACGACGTTATATAAATGAAATTAAATTTAGCTTTATTTTTAGAGACTACCAAATTAACGGATTTAACTCAAGGATTAATTGGCTCTTTTAGTGATCGAGTTCAATCCGACGGAGGTACTTTTGACGCTGCAAATTGTTTAAGTACTACCTTAAATGATTTGGGTGGACTTAATGGAATTGGCAATGTTTACGAGCGCATCGACTTATTTAACGACGAGACTATCTCGATAACTCAAGTTATTCAAGACGTCAAAGATATTAGTCTAATTTTTACGAATTTTACTAAGACATTTTCAATTCCAGCGAGTGACGAAAACAATAGACTCTTTAAACATTATTATAATTACGATATTGACGGAGGTTTTGATGCGAGAGTAAAAATAAATGGGTATATCGAGATTGATGCCAACCGATTTAACAGCGGGAAAGTCAAACTTGAGGGCGTTGATATGAAAAACAATCAACCTTATGCTTATAGAATTACTTATTATGGCGATACGGTTAACCTAAAAGACGTTATCGGAGAGGATAAATTGAACGCTTTGCCTTTGTCAAACTATAATTTGGCTTATAATAACACAACTGTAAAGACAAAATTCCAAGCCAACCCAGCGACAACCGATGTAATTGCACCTTTTATCTCGCATACAAACCGATATTATTTTGATAGTAGTGGCGGACACGGAACGGATAAAAGAAATTTGCATTATGATACAGGCGCTGGACATAGTCACGGACTTTTGTGGTCGGATTTAAAATATGCTATTCGTTTGGATGCAATTATCCAAGCTATCGGAACTCAATACGGATTGGTATTTAGCGACGACTTTTTTAATAGTACTAATTTAGACTATTATAATTTATTTATGTGGTTACATAGAGCCAAAGGAGACGTTCAAGGAGTTGAGAGTGGAATTTTGCCTCCTGAGTTAATTACAACGTGGGAATTTGGAAGTTCGTTTTATGCTTATGAAAATCAATATGAGGCACTCTCTTATGTAACTATAAACACAGCGTCAACAACTGATTATAAATTTATAATTTATAGAGATGGCGAATTATGGTGGCAAAGCAATACGTTAAACGGAACACAAAATGATTTACCAATTCAACCTTTATACCTTGAGGGAAGTTATACATTTTACATTCAAAGTCAGGTTGTCATTACAATAAATTCTATTCTTTTACAACTTGGGTATTATTATGAAGACCAAAACAATCAGCAGGAAATAGGATATAGTTTTTTTGGAGCATCAATTTTTAACACAAATAGTAATTTTATTTTTGATATTGCTCAGCAAGTTCCTGAGATAAAAGTTATAGATTTTTTAACTGGTATTTTTAGAATGTTCAATCTTACGGCTTACGTTGAAAATGGAATTGTAATTGTAAAAACTTTAAACGATTTTTATGCAACCTCAGAAGTTTACGACGTTACGCAATATATCAAAGTAGATAGTAATAGCGTGAATGTGGCTTTACCTTTTAAACAAATCGAGTTTGGATATGAAGACACAAAAACGCTTTTGGCTTTAAAACATTCTCAGCAATTTAACTACGATTGGGCGAAAGAGATTTATAATGAAATGCCAGAAATTGAAGGACCGGTTTATAAAGTAATACTTCCATTTTCACATTTTAAATATGAGCGACTATTTAATATAAACGCACCGACAACTCCTTTAAATATTCAGTGGGGATATTCGGCAACGGATAACTTTAATTCAGCGACAGGAAACTACGAGGCGGCGTTAGGAAAGCCACTTTTATTTTATCCGATATTAGTCACTGGAGTCCCAAATATGTCTTGGAGACCTAACACTACAACTCACGAACAAATTACGTCTTATATTGCACCGTCAAACTCTCGAAGTTTTGATCCAAATGTAAGTAAGACAAATATTAATTTTAAGGCTGAGCTTAACGAGTGGACTTTTGGCAATGATTTTACAGACACTTTATTTTTAAAATATTATCAGGATTATATTATGCAAGTTTTTAACCCTAAAAATAGACTTACAAAAATTAAAGCGATTTTGCCTTTGTCAATACTTTTAAAATTTGAATTAAATGATAGGTTTAAAATTGTGGATCGTCTATTTAGAATAAATAAAATTACAACTAACTTAACAACTGGAGAGAGTGATATGGAACTCTTAAACGAATTATGATAACAAACATTTTAGAAATGCTCAAACACGCTGAGCAATACGAACACAATGAAATAATAGCAAGCGCCAAGGGAAAATATGAACTTAAAAAAAACTATTTACAACAATTTAAAGACTTATTAAAATGGCGATTGAAAAAATAATTGATATAAACATTCAAAGTAACGCCGACGAAAAGGTTGGAAGTTTAAGATCACAATTAAGAGAGGCTCAGGCAGACGTCGCGGCTTTATCGGATAAATTCGGAGTTACTTCAAAAGAGGCTATCGAGGCAGCTAAAAGAGCCGGAGAATTAAAAGACAAAATCGGAGATGCCAAAGCGTTAACGGATGCGTTCAATCCGGATGCTAAATTTAAGGCTTTGAGTTCGTCTTTGGCTGGAGTTGCTGGAGGTTTTGCTGCGGTACAAGGTGCGCAATCATTATTCGGTAGTCAATCCAAAGAAGTAGAACAAACGCTTTTAAAAGTTCAAAGCGCAATGGCCTTATCTCAAGGGTTGCAAACGATTGGAGAGAGTGTTGACTCATTCAAACAATTAGCAGCCGTTGCGAAATCTTATTCAATAGTTCAAAAATTAGTTACCGCCGGGCAATGGTTATGGAATGCGGCTATCATGGCAAATCCAATAGGGGCGATTGTGGCTGGAGTTGTCGCTTTAATTGCTGCTGGAGTTGCGTTAGTTAATTATTTTAAGGAAAGCTCAGCCGCAGCGGCTCAAAATACGGCCGCCGTTGACGCAAATAAAAAAGCTATTGATAACCAGTCAAAAAGTTTAGACAAAAATTCAACTGAATTACAAAGAAAACAAAATCAAGAGTTAGCAATGGCGAAAGCATCCGGAGAGAGTTCGAGTGCAATTAGAGCTTTGGAATTAAAATTGATTGACGAAAAAATCGCTTACGAAAAATCCGCGAGAGCGATTGCGTTTAATACTTACGAAAAAAATAAGAATTATTTAGCAACTTTAAGAGCCGCTGACGCTGACGAGGAAGTTATTAAAAAACAAGTTGAAATCACAAACGAGTCTGTTAAACAAGTTAATAAACAAAATGACAATTTAAAAAAAGCATACGACGAAAAAAAGGACATTCAAAATCGACACCAGGTTGAAGTATTACAATCTCAAACCAACCATAATAAAGAGGTTGAGGATAAAAATAAAGAGGCAGCGACAAAAGCAAAAGAGGACGCAGAGACAGCGAGACTAAAAGCTATTGAGGATAAAAAGAAATTTGACGAAGAGACACAAAAAGGAATTGAGGATTTAAATAAGTCTCAAGCTGACGCAGAGAAAAAAAGACAAGACGACGCGCAGAAAATTATTGATGACTTAGCAAAAGATAAAGAAACTCCAACTCAAAAACTTCAAAGAGAGTTTGAAGAGAAAAAAGCAATTTTAGAGGCAGCTGGTCAAAGTACTTTTGACCTTGAGATGCAACATTTGTCTGACTTAGAAAATTTAGACGCAGAGGGCAAAGCTAAAAAGAAAAAATCCGATGAGGAGCAAGGAGCTACCGAAGTTGAAATCGCTAAAAGAACAGCAGCTGCAAAGCAAGCCTTATTTGCAAAGACTTCGGAAACCTTAAGCAAGGGTGCTGACTTATTGGGTAAAAATACGGCAGCCGGTAAAGCAATGGCAGCGGCAGCGGCTTTGATAAATACCTATCAGGGTATTACGGCGGAACTTGCAACTAAGACCGTCACTCCTTTTGAAATTGGATTGAAAATTGCCAACGTGGCTATTATCGCAGCGACAGGATTTAAAGCTGTTAAAGATATAATTTCAGTTCAAGTACCGGGCGGAGGTGGCGGAGGTGGTGGCGGTGGCGCTCAAGTTGGTAGCGCTCCGAGTATGACAGCTCCAAGTTTTAACACGGTTGGCTCAAGTTCGACAAATCAACTTGCTCAGACGATAGGAAGTCAATCTCAAACTCCGATAAAAACTTTTGTTGTAGCGTCGGACGTTAGTACAGCTCAGGCTCTCGATAGGTCAATTATATCGAATGCGTCGATAGGTTAATATAGATAAAATCTATTATAAAAATATTTAGTATAGATAAAATCTTGAGCTGTGAAGTATTGATTTTATTAGGATTTTGCGTTAAATTGAAAAACTTTAAAAAGACAATATAATATATATAAAGTCCTTTTAATTAAAATAAACGTTTAAAAATAGCCTTAAAATTAATATGGATTTACAAGCTAAAAGTTAAAATAAAAAATAAATTTTAAGCCTATAACCTTAAAAAATAAATTAATTTTAAGGTTATAGGCTTAAAAAACAAAAAAAAGTTGTGTCATTAAATTAAAATTTAATGCAAAAAGTTTATAACAAAACAATAAAAAAAAGTTATAGTAATATGGAGACTTACAAAGTTTTATTTAACGAAGAGGATAACGAGGGCGTTTATGCAATCTCGTTAGTTAGTGATCCGGCAATCGAAGTGAATTTCGTTTCACTTTCAAAAAATAAAGAAATTAAACTTGCTACGATTAACGAGGAGCAAAGGATTTTAGTTGGGCCGATATTAATACCGGATCAATTAATTTATCGTAATCAAGACGGACACGAATATAATATAATGTTTCCAAAAGAAACAATTAAACAAGTTCAACACAATTTTGTACAACAAGGATATCAAAATAATTCAACACTAGAACACTCAGGGAAAGCAATTCCAAACGTGACATTTGTTGAAACTTGGATAAAAGAGGATGAGGTACACGACAAATCTGTTTTATACGGATTTAGTGAGCCAGTAGGTACATTGTTCGGATTAATGAAAGTTAATAACGACGAGATTTGGAACGACTACGTTAAGACTGGTAAAGTCAAAGGATTTTCGATTGACGGAGTCTTTGATATGGAGAAAGTAAATTTAAAAACAGAGATTAATATGAATTTAGAAAGTATCGTTAACGCGATAAAAGATGGTTTCGCATCGATAAAATTAT